TGAAGAGTGCCTTCTCGCGGGCGTTGAACGCCTTCCTGACGAGCGCCGCGGCGTTCGCGGTGAACATGCCCATGTCGTCGTTGATGATGTCGGTCCTCGAGAGGCGGAGGACGGCCCCCTTGGTCCCGACCTGGCGCGAGTAGGTCTCCTCGGAGAGTCGCTGATGCTTCAGCTCGCCGCCCGGCCCGACCGAGTCCATGGCGCCGTTGACGCCCATGGACATGACCGTGTGGGAGTGGAAGTTCGAGTGCGAGGCCCGGCCGGCGATCACCGGCGCGAGCCACCCCGGCTCCGCGGCGACCTTGGCGATGGCCTTGTTCGCGACGTTCCCCAGGAGGTTGGGGAGGTTCACCGTCGAGAAGCCCGACGCGCGGATGTCGGCCGCGGCGAAGGCCCAGATCTCGCGCCAGTTCCCGACCGTCACGCGGTCGCGGCCGTGGTAGCCGTTCGCCCGCGCGGCCTGGAGCATGATCTCCTGGAGGCCGATGTCGTGACCGAACTTCTTCCGCGCGGCCTCGACGGCGCGCTCGCCATGGGTCTTGACCGCGACCTCGTCGCCGAGGCCCGAGATCATGGCGGCGGCGGCAAGGATGTCGCCGGCCCCGCGGTCGTCGCCGCGCCGGGACGAGATGATGGGCCGCTTCGCCTTCAGCAGCTCCACCTCGAAGTCCTTGGCCGAGGTCTTCGCGTCGATGTGCCGCTGGCCCAGGTCCCGGAACCGCTCGCACGCCTCCGGGTCGTCCTGGTACTCGGCCTGCGCGGCGACCGTCATGTCGTTGATCGCGCGCCGGCGGTAGGCCTCGGCGACCATCGCGTCCGCGGTCCCGCCGGGGTTCCCGGCGCTGACTGCCGCGATGGCCGCGGGCGGAGTGACGGGCACGGCGGGGGGGGTCACCTGGCCGCCCTGGACCGTCGGATTGCTCGAATCGTCCGGCATGACAGTCTCCTTTGCGGCCTTCGCCGCGATCGTCGCCGATGTGCTCTCATCGGCGCCCAAGTCAACGAAACTGATTTCACCGAGGGTCGACCGGCGAACCACGTTCACCGGCCCGGGGATCTTCCGGCCGTTCACATCGACCGTCGCCCCTTCCTTCACGAATTCATGCTCCTCGACGGCGGCGCCGATCGACGCCTGCCACGGGAAGCCGTTCTTCGAAGAGGCGATGACCTCTTTCGCCTCCGACGTGTCACGCGAGATCACGCCAGAGGCGACCAGGCTCCCGTCCTCGATCGCGATGCGATCGGTGTGCCCGATCCCGGTGGAGGCGTCATGCGAGAAGCGAATCGGTCGCTTCTGCGAAGGGATCGCGAGCCCGGCGAGGTCCACGACCACGGGATACCGCCAGCCACAAAGCCGCATCGGGGCGCCGGTATAGGCTTCCATCCGGAACGTCGGGAGCTTCGGCTTCCCATCCACATCCGGCGCGGCGGCGTGGATCTCGAACTTCGCCGCCTCGAGCGTCAGGGTCTTATTCTCCATCAGCTTCCTCCTCCTGCGGCGGGGCGTCCCGCGCGGGCTCCCCCGGTAGTGATCCAGGGATCCCAGGGGCCGGAAGCCCGAGCGCACGCATCTTTTGGATCTCGCGCGCCCGCTGCTCGAGCTGCTCTTCCCAGTCGAGCCCCTGCCGCGCGTACTCAGCGGCGAGCGTTGTGGTGTTCGACGCGAGACGCTGCGCTTGCGCGCTCGCTTCCTTCACTGGGTCGACATGCTCGTGACCGTCCCAAAACCACTGGTGGGAGGGAGCGCCGATCATCTCGAGCCCATAGAGCGGCGCCGCTTCCTCGAGCCACGCAGCGAGGATGCGATCGAGGACCATGGCCTCGCACTGCCGCTGATCGACGGCGATCGACTTGTAGTAAGTCTGGTGATCGAGCCGCCCGCTGGCGTAGTTGTAGGCCGAGGAGTTCCCCGCCGCGATGTTGTACGGCATATTCAGGCAGCGGGCGATCTCGTTCAGGATCTCCCGCTTGAACATCTCGTAGGTCGTGGCCGGCTGCTCGGCCTTGATCTGGGTCGCCTCCCAGCCCTCGGGCGCGAAGACCGCCATGCGGGGGGTGAACTCCATCTCGGCCATCGGCGCGACCTCGGCCGCCTCGCCGCCGGCCGGCGCGTTCGTCTTCATCAGAACAGCGATGTCCGCGGCGGACTCCGCGGCGGCGATCACCGCGAGGGTATACCGCCGAAGCTGAGCGAAAAGCGGGAGCGCCGGAAGGATGTCGGGGAGCCCGCGGGATTGCCCGGGGCGGTCCGTCCGGAACCAATGGATCATGTACCGCGCCGGGATCCGCTGGTAGTCGAGCGGGAGGGAGATGATGCTCGAGCCGGGATGCTCGCGCAGCATGTTATACGCGAGCGGGTTCCCCCATGCATCGAAGACGATCCCGTCGACGGCGTCCGGCGTCAGGACGGAGAGATCCGGCGTCGTGATCTGGTCCGCCTCGACCGGCCGCACGTCGATCTTGACCACATGCCGGCGCAAGGGGTTCGTGGTGAGGATAGCGAACGCCTCGCCATCCTGAGCCCTTGCCATCCGCATGGTGCGGAGGATCTCGGCGAGGCAGACCTCATCCATCCACGCGCCGAACTCCTGCTCGATCAGGCGGTCGGAGGCCGGTACGCCGGTCGACATCTGGAGCCGCGGCCCCGTGCCGATGGTGTCGTTCGCCAGGGTGAGGACGATTCCGCGGGCATAGGAGTTGTTCGCGACCTCGTATCGCGCACGGCTCCGGAGCGCCCGGCGGATCTCCGGGGCGGCCGCGGCATCGGCCGAGAGGAGGTCGGCATTGGCCCAATGCTTCCGGTTCTCGGCCGTCGTCTGTGCGCTGTCGAACTTGGCGACGATCGCCTTCCTCGGCGCCGGCCTGCGGGCGAACGGCCACACGGCTACACCGACCCAGGAGGAACGATCTGCATCCGCGTGAATGCCTTCGCTGGATCCCTCACAGCCTGGATCGCGGCAAGGAATTTCACCGCGGCGATCTGCTCATAGATCGTGGCCTGCTGGATGTCGACGTTGTCGACCCTCGCTCGCTGGGGATTGGAGAGCGCGGAGAGGATGGCTCTCTCTCGGTCATCGACGTTGTTGTCCACGAAGGCTGGTTTACTGATACGAGATGGGGGATGCTATATTATTCTGCGGTAATGATACTAATGGCATTAGGAAGGGTCCAAAGGGGCATTTTCACGCATCGATGATGATAAGTGGCGGTCGCGATTCCCTGTCAGAGGGAACCATTCCGGCCCATCCGATCCTTCCGGATCTGGAGGACTTGGTCCTCGCGGGCGACCTGGATCCGCCGCTGGTTGGCGCTGAGGTTGGCGATGAAGGCCTTCACCGCCTTGTCGGCCTCCGCCTGGAACCCGGCCACGAGCTGCTCGCAGGCCCCCTGAAGGTTCTCGGCCTCGATCCCGTATCCGAATTGCACCGGGGCCCGGGCGGGCCCCTGGGGGGTCTGGAGGTTCACGTCGACGTGCCCCGATACCTCGTACCGTTTCGCGCCCGTCTCGAGGTCGGTCCACTCGGACATGACATGGCCACCGTCAACGCGAATCAGGTGTTGCTCCTCGATCTTCATCTCTCCACCTCTCCGATCTTTTCGTGCGTGACGATCCGGTGGCCGCAATAGCGGCACATCCGGTATCGCTTGATCAGCCCGTCAGGCTGCGGCCGCGTGTTCATAACACAGAGGTGCGGGCAGCCGCATCGGGAGCAGACGAGCCCCTTCATATCCGTCGGCTGCGGCCAGGCATCAGCCTTCTTCTCACGCACGTCTACGTAAATCATCCTGCGTGTATCGCTTCCGCTGTTTCTTCTCGACCGGCTGTCCCGGAAACCGGATCCCGGCGATGCTCGCGGCCACAGCGCAGCCCACGAGGCAGTCGAAGAAGTGGTTATCCGGCCGCGTCGGGAGTGCCACCCACTCGCGCACAGTGCCCCCGGGGCCCGTCACCTCGACCCATTTCTCACTTCGCGCGACATGATCGGCGAGCATCTCGTGCCGCCGGCCGTCGGTCCCGAAGAGGCTCATCGAACCGCGGTCGGTAAGCGGGAGCGCGAAGCTGTCATGGATCATGCGCTTCCAGTAATTCACGTCCATGAGGACATAGGGGAACTGATCCGTCTTCGAGACGTTCGGGCAGTACCAGTAGTGACCCACAATCTCGCCAGG